TAAACCTAACAAATCTTTACTTCCATTGCCAGTGCCATCTCCGAATACCATTGTAGATAGGTTATTCTTCATTGACTCTTTGGCTTCTTCCATTTCTTGTGCTAACAAGTTAATAACTGTTTCCTCACCACCACGTGAACCACCATTTTTAAATAACTCCATGTTATCAATAACAATCGGTTCATATACTGATTTCCAATCGTATTTAGCACGAGTTCTGCTATCTTCCAAATTTGTGTTCAATACCTCTAACCCAGAGTAAGAACCACCAGCAGTTTTGTATTTGTAAGTAACTGGTTGTTCAATATAAGTTCCACCGACTGTTTTCTTTTTAGCTTTATCAAGCATTCTACCAAAAAATGGCATTTCTTTTTTAAGCTGATGAACCACAGCAGGCATAACCTTTGAACGGGTGATAGATGTAAGTCTACCCCAATCTGTTACGCTCATATTTGTTTAATTTATGCACTCCCTGCATTTAAGATTTCTCATCAAGACCTTCGGAATAAAGATCTGATAGAGATTTTTCGCCATCCTTACTAGGATCATACTTTGGAACGATATTAGCACGATTAGTATCACCACTAGGTATATCAGCATCTTTCTTTTTATCATTAGCCAATTCTTCAGCAGTCTTTTTACCACCACCTAACTTGTCTTTGAGAGTTTGAATTTCCTTATTCTGCATATAAGCAGTAAAGGCTTGCCTCAAACTTCCAAGCTGATGTCCATTCTTTCCAGCATAAGTCACAATATCTTGTGCATTGGCTTTAAAGTCTGGACCAAGTTCAGCAGATAGCAATTCAACTTCCTGTTGCACCTTAGTAGCTGTCTCCGCTTCTTTACGAGCCGGAGCAGTCAGAACCTCTTGAACCTTATCAAGTAAGGATTTATCTCTAGAGGATATTCTGTCCTCTACACTTTTCATGAAAACATCAAATCCCTTTCGTGTGTCCTCATCCGCATTAGCGAGTTCAGGTGGAAGTTCAGGTTCATTAGACTTAGGTGTGTCTTTGGGAGTGGACAGTTCTTTTACCTGAGTTTTTAATTCAGAGATATCAGACCTATCCTTTTGCCATTGACTCATTAAGCCATCAAACCTTTCTTTGGTATATTCACCCTCGTACTTTCCCTCATCGGGGTTAATAGTAGGATCTTTACCATCTCCACCCTTGCCTTCATCTGGCTTGCTGTTAGGCTCACCATCTTTAGGCTTGCCATCATCTCCACCTTCAGGAGTCTCAACAGGAGTCTCATCAGGTTTATCTTCTGGACTTTCTCCACCTTCAGGCGTGGAGTCACCTTTTTCATCAGAACTGCCATCGCCTGCTTCGCCGGGTTCATCTAACCCAGACTGGAAAGCATCGTGAATGGAGAGTTCGTCAGTTTTATATTCTTCCATAACCTATATTTTATATCCACTTCCCTTGCATGAGTGAGCCTTGCGACTTCTCTGCTCAGATGAGCGGTTTAATAAATTAACTTATTCTATGCCCTGAGTATGGGCTTCGTTTCTTTTTCTGTGCCTTAGCTTGAATATTCCTCATAGAACCATAGACAAAGGCATCGTATCTATCACCGGTATATCCTTTTTGTTTAGCCTCTTGGGCTAGTTTTTTATGTAGTTTCTTCGGCATAATCTTGCATTACATCACCACCCTGTCCTTCTTCTGAACTACCCTCAACCATCTTAGCATATTTATCAATCAATTGAGCTATTATTTCCTCCTGTTCAGGGGTAAATTCTCCATTCTGTAGAGCCATTAAGAGCATATCGTGATGAACTCTAGGGTCATCATCAGGCAATACTTGGACCTGTTCGAATTGATTGGCCTGTATTAACTTGATTTTTTGCAATACTCTCTGCTCTTGCTCATTGTCTCCCTCATCCAAAACTTTCTTTTCACGCAACCAAGCCTCTAATCTCTTTGCTGTTTTCTTAGGTTCAGGGTCATTTAATCTTTCAAATAAAGTAAGAGGATCAAGTGCTTGGCTCTTCCAAAGCTCCATAGCCTCGTCTCTTTGCTGTATACCAGATACAGGCATCATAGATCCAGACTTAATATAAACTTTATTATTAGCATCAATATCAGAGTAAAGAATTTCTCCAGCACCATCACCCAAAGTTATAGGCTCATCAGCTTTATACATCTTACGTATCTGAACAAACCATTGAAATAACTCTTGCATTGAATCCTCGATATTACGTGTTAAGAAACGGATAGGAGTTTGGTCAGCTTCCTGCAAAGCAAGTATTCCACCCTTAGTTTTATTAGCCGGGTCAGAACCACCTTTTGAAACCTCATGATGCCCCCACATATTATCTAACTCACGCTTATCATCCCCAATAGAATTAAAAGCTTCACTAGACATAGCAACGCCCTGACTTATATAGACACTTTCACGAATAGATTTGCCACTAGAAGTCTTTAATCTGACAACTTCACCCTTAGCCTTACCAGACTCAATCCTATTGGCCTGTTTTTCATCCATTATATTACCATCAACATAAGTATTAGGCTTACCCATAGCGTTCGTATTCTCTGTGATAGCTGTTCTTCTAGAATTAATGTCATCAAGTACCTTAACAGACTGTTTAAGCAATGAGCGAGAATACTGTTCGCCTGCAAACCTATAGGTATCAAATTGTATCAAGGGTATCTTTGGATATTTAAAATAGTTTTTTTGTGGTTTAAAATTAGCCATTGTAGCTTCAAGCTCGCCAGCCATCTTGTCATCAGTGGTCTCCATACCAACAATACCTTTGGCAGTATCAGCTACCTTTTGACCTACACCAGCAATGCCATCCTTTTTATACTTAGACATTACTTTATTTTTTGTGTCAGTTTTCTGGCTCTCTTCATCATTGGCCCATAAAGGATTACGTTTTTTCTCAAGCAAGATATTACCGGAACGATAAACAAACCATTCTCTCTCCATATAAAGTTCAACCTTAGCAACATTCTTTAAGTTTTTATGCTCACTAGGATCTTCGCCATCATTCATATCCTGTGTTTGAGCTTCAGTATAATCAAAATACTTAACATCTTTAGTTTCTTTCTTGCCCCATTTAGAATACATATAAGTCTTTGAACGATAGAATACAGCGATGGTATAATCAGCAGTCTCAATACTCTCAGCGTTAGGGTCAATCTTCACACGAACAGGCGATAACATCTCGAAGTCAGCATCATCAGTCTTGGTGTTAAAGAAAGGCATAACGAACATATCAGAGTAAGTTTGCATACCAAGAACAATCCTTTGGAACTTTGACTGACCTTGTATGTCATCCCATAGCTCTTCAAGGCTATCCCCAAGCTCTTTAGCAACCTGTAGCCTCTTCATCTTCTCCTCTTTGGGCATATCTTTTTTAAGACCAGCCACTCTGACAGCTGGGTTAGGGCGTGGATCAGTAAGCAAACCAGACATATTACGGATAATAGAAAACAACACATTATAAATACAAGGCTCACCTTTAACTCTTTCAGGCTCTCCATCAAAATAAGCATCACCAACCCTGCATTCTTTCTTTTTCTTTTCGTACAACAACTTAGAGTCATCAGAACGTGCTTTAATCTTGTTGATAATCATTGTGTCTTTATCCTTAGACCAATCAATGGGCTCGGCCAATTTATCAATATCACCATCAGAATATAATTGTTCAATAGATTGTTCTTCTTCCATATGTTTATTGTTGCCCGTTTATTTTATAAAATAGTTCTTCGTTTGTTAATGTTTTTGTCATGCGTGGTTCTGGTATTCTTTTCTTTATTTCAAATGGCTCATCCATAGCAGTTAAACCATAGCGGATAGAGTCAGGTGCGTGATCCTCGCCATCAGTGTCTAGATCCTCGCAGTAATTTGCCCTTTCATCATACATCTGGTCAGGCATAACTCGTATCAATTGTGGACAATTCTTGAATACTTGCCAACGAGTTTCAGGTTTTCCATCAACATCTAGCTTAACTTTCATGTATCCTCTCATCAAATTCCATCCATTTACACGACTTCCTGCCCCTTTTTTGGCCATCCTGATAGGTACGGACCATTCATTAAGCAAGAATACATCA